CTCGACGGGTACGCGAAGGCGAAAGCATCCCTTCGTGTGCGCGACTACGAGGAGGCCGAACACGCGGTGACCGACGCCCTCGACGTGACGCAGCAAGGCATCATCGTCTCCGGCGCCGAGAACCCCGCCCTCGTGACGTACGCGCTCGGAAAGGACTCGGCGAAGCTCGCCGAGCTCCGCGCCATCACCGACCCCGTGAAGTTCGCCTTCGCGGTCGCCAAGTTGGAGACTCAGTTGAAGGTCACGCCACGCAAGCCGCAGTCCGCTCCCGAAACCGTCGTGAAGTCCAACACGCGCGTTTCTGGGTCGGTCGATCAGATCCTCGAACGCCTCGAAGAAGAAGCAGACCGCACCGGCGACCGCTCCCGCGTCGTCGCCTACAAGGCGAAGCTCCGCGCGCAGGCGAAGAAGTAGTTTCCCCACCCATTCACCAGGATTCAGACCATGGCCAACGCATTCAGCAAGGAAGAGAAAGTCGCGTTCGATCAGCTCCTCGAGGGCTTCAACGACGCGCTCGTGATGTCGCGCAACGTCAACGTCTACAACTACAACCAGACGGACGCGGCGCGCACGACGGCGATGCCGGGCTCCCCGATCCCGCCGGTCGGCGGCGGTACGAACTTCGGTACGGTGTGGCGTCCGCAGCCGTACATCATGACCTCGGCGACGACGTCCCCCGGCACCCCGATCACCTTCACCGATAAGACGCAGCTCACGGTCCCCGCGAGCATCACCACGGTGAAGACCTCGGCGTGGGCGATGAACAGCGCCGAGCTCCGCGACGCGCTTCAGGAAGGCCGTCTCGCGGCGGGCGCGAACCAGAAGCTCGCCTCCGACATCAACGTCGCGCTCATGCAGGCGGCCTCGGGCCTCGGCTCGCTCGTCGTCACGACGGGCACCCCGGCGGGCTCGTTCGACGACATCGCGCTCTGCGACACGCTCATGAACGAGACCGGCGTGATGGGCGACAACCGTTACCTCTCGCTCTCCTCGCGCAGCTACAACGGCCTTGCGGGCAACGTCGTTGGCTCGACCCGCTCCTTCGGGCAAAACAACCGCTCCGACAAGGCGTTCGAGCGCGCTTACGTCGGCATGGTCTCGTCCTTCGAGACCTACAAGCAGGATTACGCCCTCCGCAAGACGGCGTACGCTGGCGGCGCGCTCACGGTGAACACGCTCGATGCGGGCGGCAACGTGAACTACGTTCCGCGCGCGACCAACACCTCCATCGCCGGCGTGCTCAACGTCGACAACCGCTTCCAGACGATCACGCTTTCGAGCAACGTCGGCGTGGCGGCGGGCGACGCCTTCACGATCCAGGGCATCGAGGCGGTGCACCTCATCACGAAGCAGCCGACCGGGCAGCCGAAGACGTTCCGCGTCGTCAGCGTCGGTGCGGCGAACACCGTCGTGATCACCCCGCCGATCATCAGCGCCGACAGCGCGCCGACCGAAGCCGAGCTCCAGTACAAGAACTGCGAGCGCGCGGGCGTCGGTCTCGCTGCCGCGACGATCACCTTCCTCAACACCGCGACCGCCGACCTGAACTGCTTCTGGCACAAGTCGGCGATCGAGATCCTCCCGGGTCGCCTTGCGATCCCGGAGAACGCCGGCGTCGGCGTCATGCGCGCGACGACCGACCAGGGCATTGAGGTCGTGATGCAGAAGCAGTTTAACATCGCTTCGAGCCTCACGGAGTACCGCCTCGACGTGCTCTTCGGAACCGCAGTGCTCAACACCGAGATGTGCGGCATCCTGCTCTTCGACCAGCCCTGAAAAGCGGCCAGTCGGCGAAAGGAGGAGCGGCTTCGGTCGCTCCTTCTTTTTTGCTTTCGCCGTGCTACCGTGCCGCGTGTACTGGCGCGACGGAGGAAGCGATGCCGCTGACGAAGGGCTACTCGAAGAAGAGCATCTCGAAGAACATCAAGGCCGAGATGAAGAGCGGCAAGCCGCAGAAGCAGGCCGTCGCGATCGCGCTCAACGTCGCACGCAAGGCGAAGAAGGGCGCGAAGTGATCGGTGAGATCTCCATCTACGTCTTCCGCAAGGCGAACGGTCGCGTCGTCTCCGAGCGCGTCTTCGATCGAGCCACGCTCGAGAAGCGCCTCGCGCACGGGTGGACGACCTCGCGCGACGGCGTCACGCCGAAGCCTGCCGAGCCCGTCGCCGCTGCTCCTGAGGCCGCGGAAGACGTAGTGGACGACTCGCCGCCGACGCGCGAGGAGCTCGAGGCGAAGGCTGCCGAGCTCGGCGTGAAGGTCGACAAGCGCTGGGGCGATCGTCGGCTCATGGTCGAACTGACGAAGGCTCTCGAAGGCAAGGGCGATTGACGATGGGCTACTCGAAGCGTCAGTTCCTCGAAGCGGCGTTCACGGAGATCGGCCTCGCCGACTACGTCTTCAACCTCACGCCGAACGAGCTCACGACCGCGCTTCGTCGCCTCGACGCGATGATGGCCGAGTGGAACGAGCGCGGCATCCGTCTCGGCTACCCGCTCCCAGGCTCGCCTCAGTTCTCCGACATCGACGCGCAGACGGGCGTCCCCGACCGCGCAAACGAGGCGGTCATCACGAACCTCGCGGTGAGGATTGCGCCGAGCTACGGCAAGCAGGTGCTTGCGGGCACGATGACGACGGCGCGCGCAGCGCTGAACACGATCCTCGTCCGCGCGGCGGCTCCCACGCCGATGCGTCTTCCTGGTACGCTCCCCGTCGGTGCGGGCAACAAGCCGTGGACGATGCAGGGCGATCCCTTCATGCCCGAGCCCGTCGAGCCGCTGCTGACCGGGCAGGACGGCCCGTTCGATTTCGAGTGAGGACACGATGCCGACGATTAACCAGCTTGCGCAGATCCAAACGCTCACGGGAGCGGACCAGATTCCCGTCTACTCCGCATCGAACGGCGACGCGCGCAAGGCGTCGCTAACGGCGCTCGTCGACTACTTCGAGACGGCGTTCGCGTCGCCGGACTACGTCACGCAGTACGCCTCGCCGAACGTGAACGGCTTCGTCGTCAGCGTGGCGAGCACGACGCAGTCGACGTGGCTTCTCCTCACGCCGACGACCTCCTTCGCGACGGGTACCATCGTCCTCCCGGCGGCGGCGAGCATCCCCGACGGGCTCGAGCTCCTCGTCTACTCGTCGCAGACGGTGGGCGCGCTCACGGTGTCGCTCAACGGCGCGACGGCGGTGAACAACGCGCCCGGCGGCATCTACGCGGGCGGCACGTTTGCGCTGCGCTTCGACAAGCTCTCGAACGCTTGGTGGGCGGTGCAGAGCTCGGCGAGCTACGCGCAGGGTTCGTGGACGCCGGTCCTCGTCGGCGGCGTCGTGGTCGGCACCGTGACCTACACCGGGCGGTGGACGCGCGTCGGGCGTCAGGTCACCGTCGAGATTCTCATCGAGACGGCCGCGGCGTCGCAGCTCACCTTCACTGCCGGCGCGTCCTATTGGACCGGCCTCCCCGCCGCGCTCGTTCCCGCGGGCGGACCGAACGTCCTCGCGACGGGACCGCGGAGCGCGACCTACACGACGTCGTCGCTCGTCGTCGCAGACTTCGTTCCGGGAACCGGCGTCACGGTGACGCTCGGCCCTGGCAACACCACGATCCCCGGCGCACCGGGCGCTACGAAGGCGCTCTTCACCGCGACGTACACCATCTGACGGAGCCATCCATGAGCTACTACCTGCAAGCCTTCGCGCCCGCCTTTGGCAACGGGCTTCTCCTTTCCCCTGGCGTCGCGAGCGCTACGACGGCCTTCCCGAACAACAGCAACGCCGTCGAGCTTACGAACCTCGGCGCGACGCGCGTGTCGGTGAGCTTCGGCGACACGAACGCCGTCACGGCGTCGCTCAACGCCGATTACACGATCCTCCCCGGGATGAAGATCGTCGTGACGAAGAACCGCGCCTTCCAGTTCATCGCGCACATCAGCAGCGCGGCGGGCGGCTCCCTCCACATCATCCCCGGCGAGGGCTTCTAATGGCGCTCCGAGCACTTCAAGGGCCTACCGGCGGCGGC